TCTCCATTGTCAATACATTGCATTGCGTAGCTCCAGCCACATTTCAGATCAGGGTAAAATTCACGAACCCAGTCTTTCTCTTTGTTGTTGAAACGCTCTTCGTTTCTATCAAAAGAAAGACACTCAAGAGGGATATTCTTGTTGTTCTCTCCAGTAATCCAGTATACATACCGAGCAAGTACATCGCCTACTAGACGAACTCTATTGTCGCCATCTCTGTACTGATAAGTAACGATGCTAGATTTTTGGGCTTCGCCCTTTGTTTGATTGAATGCTAATGCCATTGTAATTTCTCCTTTGGGACTTCTTCATATAGAAAATAGAGCCTGTTATTCTCTACATAAAGTAGACTGCTGTTTTTAATTTCTTCATTTACTAACTCAGAATCTGAGTCAACGTACACCATATCTAGCCAGGTTTCTCTGCCTATAGCAAAATCAGACAGAGAACGAGTACTTGCTAGAGAAAGATATACACAGAGTTCTCTCTGCGTATACTTGTGAGCGTTAGCTAACAGTACGTCAGGATGTACTAGAAAGCTCTCGCCCGAAAAGTTAATATTAGAATATTTATAGACTGGATCGAATTTATTCTTTGGTATAGGTTTTTCGGCGTGAGTCTTAAATATAAGAAAAGCCTCGGAGGGAGTGCCTTTACTATACCTAAATATCTTTTTCCAATCGTATAACAACATATTATATCAAACTTTATCTTTATTGTCAAGGGTTATTTTTTTACAGCTCTTTTATCTGGTAACCCTGTTTCATGTAATATCCTATTCTGTTGGAAGCCTGTCTACTGGCAGTATTTCCTTTCAGATGAACGTCTACAACTACAGGATTTAGTTTATTTTCTTCTTTTCTTATAACTCTACCTATCAGTTGAGTAAGAAGAGGCTCATTATTAATAGGCGTACCTAATACCAAGCAGCTTAGGTTGTTTACTGAGATTCCTTCAGAGAAAATTGCTTGAGTTCCGTATAAAATGGACTTACGACCACTTAAAATCTCATTTATTAGCGTTTCTCTTTCCTCGTGAGGAACCTCACCTGTAACACATACTGCTTTTTCGCCACTCAGTTTGGCGCATGACTTCAAAAAGCCCACTCGGTCGCTTACTACCAACACTTTGTGCCCTTTTTGAGCATATGCGGAGGCAATCATGGCAATACTGTGTCGATACTCTTCGTTATTTGCGAGAGCAGTCACTCTATTTGCCCAAGGTATACGCGTACCGTCTACAAATCGTATTTCAGATTTCCAAATCTGCACAGATGGTTGCATAAAATTTTCTTTTGGTGGCTTATATACATTTGAACTAAAATAGTCACGAAACACAACGTGCTTTCCATCTTTTCGTTCAATTGTTCCAGACAATCCCACTTTGTAACGTGCATAGTTTGTGTCTATAACTCTGGAAAAAGTTGGACTACTTACATGGTGCATCTCGTCTAGTATAACTGTGCCAAACATCTTGTTTATCTTTGTAATGTTTCTATACAAAGTCTGAGTGTTGCCAATTACTATTGGAGTATCTGTCTCAAACTTGCCACTGCCAATGACACCTGGAGTAAATCCATAGACTTTCTCTACTTCCTTTGCCCATTGGTTTCGTAGTGGTACAGTATGAGTTACAACTAGAGTTTTCTGTCCAAGTTTTCCAGCTATAGCCAACCCCGTGAAGGTTTTACCCCAACTTACCCAAGCATTGATGATAGCATTATCTTGTATATCATTGTATACTTCTGCTTGGCTTTCTCGTAGATCAAACTTAAACTCAGGAAACTCAACTGGTTCTAAGTATCGTTTATCTATAATTTCATAGTTCGAAGGTATTAAGTCTTGTCTGCCTATAGGAATAGTGATTAGATTTTTTCTAACTATTCCCATATTTTTTATTACAAAAGGTGGCTCTTTTGGGTTGTACGAAGGTATACGATAAGTAAGTTCCTTATCGATTTCTCTTTGTAAATTTTCATCGCAATCCATGTAAATTCGATTGCTTAAAACGGCTTTCATATACCTAAGTCTGTCCTTGCTGTAATATATTTCTTCACAAAGTCACTTCGCACTATGTCTTTAATTTCAAACTCTATTAGAGTAAATTCTTTACGCATGGCTTTTAGTACTCGAATAAAATCTTTTAGTCCATTCTTTTCTAGATCCGCCTGTCTAAAGTCTCCACAGAAGACTACTTTGCAGTTTTCTCCAATTCGAGTTATAATAGAATCTAACTCATGAAAAGACATATTTTGACACTCGTCAACTATAACTACTGCGTCTCTCAGAGTAACTCCTCGTATGAAAGAGGTAGTCATAAAGTAAAATATTCCCTTTGTTTTCAGTATTTCATAAGCGTCTCCGCGCTGAAATAACTCTATACAAATGTCTTTGTAAGGCTCTTCGTATACAGAGGCCTTTTCTTTTTCGTTTCCAGGTAAAAATCCAATGTCTCTAGTAGGTACTGCACTTCTGATTAAGACTATTCTTTCTTTGTCATTCTTTAGAATGTCATCGAATCCTAAGTAGCAGGAGATAAAACTTTTACCTGTACCTGCCACTCCATGTAATACTAGATTATTATCGGCTTCAAATGCTAATAGCTGATTCTGTGTTAGAGGCTCTATTTCTTGCAGATTCAAGTTTGCTGCTGCTATTAACCTATTTTTTCTTGCCATTACACCTTTCTCCACGTGTCCTTTTTCTTCTCTTCAGAGAAGTCATAGACTACCCAAGGGTACTTATTAAGAAATAGTACGCCCGCCCAAGACATTCCAGATTCTGGAGGTCTTATTACTTTTAATGCGTTTTTTACTCCATTGAGTCGTATAATACTTGCTATACCTTTTCTTTCTACCTTTACTATTTTTTCATACTTTAGCGATACTGTTTTTGTTTTTTCATAAATAAACGGAGTTCCGGCACTATCTATGAAATAGTTTGTTCGTTGTTTAATGAGCCCTACAATGTCCCACACAAGAGTAGGCAGAGGAAACAAAGTAAACTCAGTTTGAAGTCTTCGTACTCCTAAGCTATTTCCAGCCATATTTCTATCATCTAAGAGTGCTCCTTCCATAAAAAGAAGTCCATCTACTGCCTCCCAATCAGAGGAAGGAAGTAGATAGACAGGAAACTGTATAGAAGACAGATTTTTAATTGTTCGAACCATACTGTTTGCTAAACTTACCCATTGAATAGTCTTTACCTATCTCAAAATCACATCCAATTGGAGCACCATAGATACTTACACCTCGATCTAGCTGAACAAAATGTTTAAGTATCTCACAATACTCTTCAATATCCGACTCGACAACTTCTGCAAGAATTGAGTCGTGTACCAGCGCAAATATTTTTGCATTGATACCTGTCTGTTTTATGTGGGCATGGGCATCTACTGCACCAAGCAGGTTGATGTCAGAAGCAGTAGACTGAACCAGAAAGTTGAGACCAGAACGAATCGTATGGCTTCTGATGGCTTTATCGGTGGAATGGACATTGTGTAGTCTCCGTTTGCGACCAAAAAAGCTATATATAAAGCCGTTCTGTTCGATAAATCGTTCGTTGTAAGTAATCCACTTTTTCAGACTGTGAAAAGTGTTGAAATAGTCAGTGATGACTTCTTGTGCTTCACCCTTAGTGAATATTGTTCCAGAACTTTTAGTCACTTCGTCACTAATCTTCTTAGCGCCCGCACCATACATAATGCCAAAGGTAACAGCTTTAGCAGCCTGACGTTCGGTACTGTATAGATCTGCAACTTCTTCTACAGCACAAGGTAGCTTGAATACAGTCTTAGCAATTGTACTGTGAAAGTTTCCACCAGAACGAAACACCTCCATGAGTGCTTCATCGTGCGCAAGTTTAGCTGCAACATAAACCTCGGCAGTAGTCAAGTCCATAGCAACAATCTTGTTACCTTCAGATGCTTTGATACAGCCTTTGACTATAGGATTATCCCTAGGAATTTGCTGCATATTAAGCTTACCACTAGAACTAAGACGACCGCTAGTTGTGCTATGTAAATTAAATCCAGTCCTGAGGTGAGAGTCTCTATCAAGCTGTGGTATGATTTTGTCCAAGTAAGTATTTTTAATTTTGGACTTTTGACGTATGTCCAAGATAAGTCCAGGTACTTCAGATTCTCTTGCAAGTATATTGAGTACTTCTGCATCCGTCGAGTCTGCTCCTGTTCCAGTCTTTTTTCCAACCGGCTTAAGACCAAGAAAGTCAAACAGAAGAGAACGGAGTTGCACAGTAGAATTAGGATTAAAATCTTTACCATTTATAGCCTCGAATTTTTCTATTGCAGGATTCTCATACAAGGTAGAAATTGCTTTGTCTATATCTTGCTGCATGAGTTCTTGTGCGAATGACAGACGCTCTGCATCAAAAGGCACACCATTATCTTGAATACCTATCAAGAATCGAGTACCTGGAATAAGTAAATTATCATATACTGCTTTAAGTTTAGAATTTTCTTTGATCTTTTTGAACTTTTCAAAGATAATAAAAGTAACTAGAGCATCCATTGCTGCATACACTTTCATTACGTCAAAGGGAATCCATTCCCAGCAGAAATCACTTTTAAGTACTTTATTATCTTTGCGATACTGATCCATCCAATCATACATTGGCTTCTCGTAATCGCCATAGTCTGTGTACTTGATAGCAAGTTGCTTAAGTCCGTGTGTGCCCGGATTTTCATCTATCAAATAGTGAAGCAGCATTGTATCTTCGAAGTTTGGAAATTTAACATCGAAGTGATACTCAAAGAACGCAATGTCGAACTTGGCATTGTGAAAGACTACAGTTTTCTTAGCAAAGAGCTCTCGCATAAGATCTTCTGTAGTTTCATCAAATACAGAAGTATCTAGATAGGCGGCAGTGCTGCCATCGTAGCATAGAGAAATACCAAGCATATAACCGTCACGAGGGTATAGACCAGTAGTCTCACTGTCAAGTGCAATGTATTCGTTATCGTGTGCAATTGCTTTTCTAAGAAATTCATTAGCAGTCTCCGTGTCTTGTATACCAAAAGCGATAGAGTCATCTATCACCGCGTCCACTTTTTCTCCGCTGATGTACTGAATGATGTTTGTTTTGGAATCTTCCCAAGTTTTTCTAGCTTCTGGCTTAAAAGCAAGCATTGATGGATTTATAACAGGCAGGAATTTATCTTCTACGAGCTTTCCAGAATATTCTGTTACAGAGTTTATTTTTGTAAAGTATTTCAATGCTTCACTACCTACCAGAATTATCCAGTCGTACAGCGAAGTATCAATATCAAGATCGCAGTCTCGTTTCAAGACTTTCTTGATTGTAGGGTCTGAGCAGAGTTGAAATTGCTCGAAGTCAAAAGCATTATCAAATTCTTTTGAATAGTTTGTTCTACTTGGTTTAGTTTCTACTAAGGCAACTTTAGCCATATAATTTAGTCTCCAGTTTCTTTACCTGAGATTCGCCAAGTGCTCCAGGGTCAGTATTCCTGAGAAATACGTTTCTGGAAAAGAGATCAACTTTCTCGCACATAGCTTTTATTGTTTCCGCAGCGTTTTGTCCTGCATCATCACCATCAAAGAAGATATCTACTTGTGTGGCTCCTTGCATCTTGAGCAAAGATAATTTATCTTCTGAGATGTTCTTTGTGCCAAAACAACACGCTACATTCTTTATTCCTTTATCATATAAGTTTATCATATCATAGATGCCTTCGACAAGCATTATTTTCCCGTTTCGTGCAGATACTGCAGGGAAAAGGGGCAGCTTTGCACCTGGGGGAGATATTTTATACTTAGGATCTCCACCTGTGGTGTGTCTGCCATTGAAGGCTACTATCTTTCCTGATATGTCTCGAATGGGAAATACAATTCTTCCCACATGGTCACTGCTTCCATTTTGAAAGGCTTCGAAGTGTTTGTATGTCTCTGGTTTGATTTGTCTCCAATTACCAATGTAAGGAACTGAATTGGAGGGAAAAGGTAAGCCTACAGTCTCCGCACGTTTCTCGATAATTTTTCTTCTCAGAAGTTCTCTGCGTATTTGTAGCTGACTTACCTTTTCACCATAAAGAGTAAATACATTTCCTTTGAATCCACATGAAAAACAGTTATATACTCCAGTAATCTGATCCACTCTCATACTTGGATTTCTATCTGCATG